CTCTTCCGATCTGGGTAGTTATAGGAGGATTATTTAAATGAGAGAATTAGGAATGGTATTAACAGGTTGCTTTGTAATAGGTTTATTTTTTGCAATGAAAGTATATCCCAACCTAGAATACTCTGGAGTTGGTGGTGGTCATTCTTGCACAGGTGAATGTTATGAAGAATATGTTAGAATAAATGGAACAACTGTAGATATACTTAAAGCAAAACAAGCTTTAGCTGCACAAGATGAATTTAGTTCAATAAAAAGTTTATGGGCTGGATGCGCAGCATGTCATGGAATGGAAGGACAGGGCATGGCAGTTTTTCCTAAATTAGCCGGTCAATCAGCTGATTATATTGTAGGTAGATTAAATACATATAAAAATAGAGGCGAAGTAGGTCCTATGAGTTCAACAATGTGGGCTCAAGCGGGTATGTTATCAGATAGCGATATAGATACTATAGGAAGATTTATAGAGGAGACAATGAAATGATAGAAATTTATGGAAAAGATAATTGTCCATATTGTGATAGAGCAATAAGATTAGCAGAAAAATTAGATGTTGATTTTACATATAAAAAGCTAGATAGAGACTTTACAAGAGAACAGCTTTTTGAACAGTTTCCAGGAGCAAGAACATTCCCACAAATTCGAGTTGATGGCGAAGCTATCGGTGGTTATACAGAATTTTTAACTTATAGCCACGGCATATGATTTTAGAATGCGAATACTGTTATTCTAGGATTGTTATCAAACCAGATGATAGAGAAACTAAAATTAATTTTTGTCCTCATTGTGGAGAACCTACAGATGATGAACAGGATGAATTAGATTTCAATGAATAACTGGATATATCAAGGCCGGGAGTATAATCCACCTAAAGATTTTACTCCTAATGATTTATACGGATTTGTATATTGTATAACTAATAGAGCCACTAATCGCAAATATATAGGTAAAAAATTCTTTTGGAAAGCTAAAACGCTACCTATAACAAAAACAAGAAAACGTAGAAAAAAATTAAAAGTCGAATCAGATTGGAGAGATTATTGGGGTTCAAATAAGCATTTACAAGAAGATGTAGAAAAATGTGGCGAAGATATGTTTTATAGAAAAATATTACATCTATGTAGAACAAAAGGCGAATGCGCTTATATGGAAACAAAAGAACAATTTGACAGAGAAGTGTTGATGACTGAACAATATTATAATGGTATTATTAACTGTAGAATTGGTGGAAACGCTGTAAAAAACTTAAAATAAACGTTTACATTTACGTAAAAGTATGATATAATATATACTATATGAAAAAATACAAAGATAACGTTATTCAATTTCCAACAAAAAAGGAAATAGAAGAAAAAGCGGTAGAAGAAAATCTTAATGAATTATCTCAGGAATGTGTTGAATGTTCTCACTATCTTTTAGAAGTACTAGAAGAATTTATAACAAGCGGCCAAGTAAGCGAAAGTTTAATTGATATGAATTTTAGAGATGAAACTATTCAAGAATCAAGAGATATGTTTGTAATAGTTAACATGTTAAATGCAATGTTTAATAGATATTACGATATCCCTCATGGTTTACACCAAACACTTGATAATGCTTATATCAAAATAAAAGAAATGATAAAAATAAATGAGCAAGCACAAGATGATTTATTTACCTTTGTACCAGAAGATGGCGAATTAGAATTTACTTTTGAACCTGATTTTGATTTAGACCCACCAGGAGATGATGATGATACTGATTGATTACAGTCAAATTGCGCTATCAAATATAATAGTGCAAAAACTAAACGATGAAAGCATGATAAGACATATGATACTTAACAGTATTAGAATGTATAACAAAAGATATAGAGAAGAATATGGTCAACTTGTTATATGTGCTGATGGAATGAACACATGGAGAAAAGAATTCTTTCCAGAATACAAAGCAGCTCGTAAAAAGAATAGAGATAGTTCAAGTCAAGATTGGACAGAAATCTTTAGAATATTACATACAGTAAGAGATGAGATAAGAGATTATCTACCGTATAAAGTTGTACATTTAGAAGGTGTAGAAGCTGATGATGTTATTGGTACACTTGCTATGCAAACACAAGAGTTTGGTATGGATGAACCAGTAATGATTATATCATCAGACAAAGACTTTATTCAATTACAAAAGTTTAAAAATGTAAAACAATATAGTCCTATACAGAAGAAGTTTGTCACAGATAAAAATCCAAGGACTTATTTATTTAATCATGTTATGAGAGGCGATACAGGAGATGGAATACCAAATGTTCTTTCAGCTGATGATACCTTTATATCAGAAAAAAATCAAACACCATTAAGACAAACAAAGATAGATAATTGGCTAGAAAACGCTGATAATCTAAGAGAACACATGGATGATGAGATATATCGCAACTATCAACGTAATAAAAAGCTTATTGATTTAAGTGATATACCAGAAGACATACAAGAAACTATTATAAATAATTTTAATGGTCAATCAAAAACACCAAATATGAAAGTTTTAAACTATCTAATAAAGAAAAGATGCAATCATTTAATTGAAGTCGTGGAGGAATTTTATAATGGCTAGAAAATTAGTATCAGAAGTCCTGGATGCAGCAGGCAAAATAATAAAACGTGATGACAGAATCAAGTTTTTACAACTCAATAAATCACCAGGTCTAACTGACATACTTAGAATACAGTATGATGCAAGTATAGTATCAGTATTACCAGAAGGAGCTCCATCATATAAACAAGATGACGCACCTAAAGGTTATGAATATACTATTTTAAATAAAGCATATACACAATTTAAGTATTTCTTTAAAGGACCTGTAGCAAATGATATGAAACCTCTTAAAAGAGAAGGTTTATTTTTAAATTTGCTAGAATCATTAAATCCTGAAGAAGCTGAATTACTTATAGCTGCAAAGGATAAAAAAATGAAATGCAAAGGAATAACTAAAAAATTAGTTATGGATGCGTTTCCGAACTTAATCGTAAAATAAGGAGGCAAGCCTATCGAAAAATCTGTTTATTATGTTAACTCAACTATTCAAAGGAGATACAATGGATATAGAATTACCAAGCCAAGCAGAAAGAATGATGAAATCCAAAAGAGCAAGGAAGAAAAGGAGATTCATCAAAGATATACGTGAACAACGACAACATAACTTTTACGCCAAATTACATAGAAAAAAGAAAAAAGATTAGTTTACATTTGATTGAAAATGTGTTATAATATATATTATGAATTTATTTATTTTAAACAATGACCCTATACTCGCAGCTCAAGAGCAATGCGATAAACATGTGGTTAAAATGATTGTTGAATCAGCTCAAATGCTGTCAACTGTACATCGTATGCTAGATGGTTGTGAAATAAAACGACCATCAGTATCAGGTAAAACGATGGCTAAATATTTTGAATTACCTGATGAAAGAGAAAATGTTCTCTATCGCGCATGTCATTTTAATCATCCATGTACTATATGGACAAGAGAATCAATGCACAATTACAGGTGGCATTATTTACATTTTATTGGGTTATGCGATGAGTATACATATCGTTATAATAAAATACATTCAACTGATACTAAACTTAGAAAAGCTTTATCTAAATTACCTAATAACATTCCAGTTAAAAAAATGACTCCATTTAAACTTGCAATGGGTTCTAATCCTGAATGTATTACTGAAGATGCAGTTGAATCGTATCGCAAGTTCTATCATACAAAACAAGAAAGATTTAAAATGGACTGGACTAAAAGACCTATACCAGCGTGGTTCAATGCGGTATAAATTCCACAACTATAAATTCGATAAAATCGCTGACAATTATTACGATGTAATTCGTCGTGCTATGTTCAATCTAGGACACTTCGAAGTTGTTGAACATGATACGGAAGCTGATATACATTTCTATAATCATACCACTAATACAGAAAAATCACCAGGGATATTTATAGTGAAGCCCACAGCTCCCACATCTCAGCATTTTGGGATAGATATACAAGGATATGCAAACAGCGGGTACTATACGTTTAATAGACCTCCATTCGATAATTTAGCTGTTAATGACTGGTCTCAAGTAGAAGAACTAATAAAAAACAAAGCAAACAAATGGGACGATTCAGTATTACTTAAATGGAGAGATGCTAAAGATATAAAAGACGACCATATATTAATTATAGGTCAAATGCCAGATGATGAAACAGTAAATGGATTTGGCTTTGGTGACCATATAAAGAAATTGGATATGATTGTTGATAAATTACATGGAGAAAATGTAGTAATTAAATTACATCCAAAATATAAAAACAAAGCTCTTGTAAAAAAATGGAAAGAAGCTGGCCATCATGTTCTAACAGGTTTTGATTGTATACATAGTATATTACCAAAAACAAGAGTAGCCATTATAGATAACTCAACAGCTGGTATAGAATGTCTTATGCATGAAGTTCCAATCATATCTCATGGTTGGCCAGAATATCATTGGGCTACTCAAAAATTGCAAACATTGCCACAACTAGAAAACTTAGTCAATGATTTGTCATGGCATAGACCAGTATATGCAAGACAATTTATTGAATGGTATATAAATAATTATCTATGTCATGATGTGAAAACAACAGAAAGAAGATTAACGGAGATATTAAATGCCAACATATGATTTTGAAAATATAGATACCGGTGAAGTTGAAGAACATGTCTTTAAAATGTCAGAGTACGATAATTTTATAAAAGACAATCCTCAATTAAAACGAGTATATTTAACAGCACCGCATATAGACCATGACGGTGGAAAATCA